TACGATTTATCAGATGCCGAACTGTTAGAAAAAGCGGCCAGCAACAAATCCAGTTCCCCGGAGACGGAGGAACTACAGATTGAAGGAACCCCATTTAAAGCGATCAAAGAAAATGGAAAATGGTTCGCAGCCTGGGGACAGGGTAAAATGACCGAAGATTTCGAAACACCAGCCGAATTACTCGAATGGATTGAAAACAACTTCTGGAGCTTCATGATTACAGTGATTACAATGGCAATGGACAGTAGAGACCTATACAAAATGGCACAAATGAAAAAACACACAGAAAAGATGGCAAAAGACCGCGAACACACGCTACACATGGAAATTGAGCGACTGAAAAAAGAAGAAGAACTACATGAGGCTGTTTAGATGCGCAAGCTACAACGACCACGAACCTAAATTCGTAATAGCTCATAGCAGGCAACAAGCTATAAGCTTTTATGAGTTATGGCATGGACTAAGATGCTACACCTGTATGAGAATGTCAAATAACATTTAAACATCATAACAAGATGAAAACAACAATCGGAAGTAATCGCTTGGGAGGCGGTAAAAAGATGCAAGTCGAATTCGACGGGTATCAAAGGGCAACATTCAACCTGGACAAAATAGTCAGGACAACAGCGTCAGTAGGAACGCTAATTCCAGTATACAAAAATGTGGGGCTACCAGATGACACCTGGGACATTGGCACACACATGGAAGTAATAACGGGTCCAACAGTGGGACCAGTATTTGGAAGCCTAAAAGGACAAATTGATTGGTTTACAGCAGACTTTAGGCTATACAACAGCTTCCTACACAACAACAAACTACGAATCGGAAACAACATCAGTCAGGTAAAGTTTCCAATCATCAACCTGACAGCACAACCGGTCGACCTAGATTCAGTAACGGACTTAAACAACAGCCAAATAAACCCTAGCAGTATAGCGGCGTACATGGGAATACGGGGAGTTGGAATGGTACAAGCAGCACCAGTAGAAAGAAGCTTTAATGGCATGGGTTTCCTAGCTTACTGGGAAATCTACAAACAATATTATGCGAACTTGCAGGAAAACATTGGTGCTGTGGTGCACTATGGGGACATTGCCCCAAGCGCACAAACAGTAACGGGCTTCCTCGCAGCGGTAATCGGACAAGGAGACACGCCATTGGCACAAGCACCAAATAGACTAGACTTATGGGCCTGGAACCCAGGCACAGCGATTATAGTCACATTCAGTGGAACAGCTCCAGATCCTAAACAGATAATAGTAAACACTACCAACTCAGGTCAAGTAAGTCTACACGACCTACTAGGAGGAGCTTACAGAATAACAGGAACACAAATAAATGGAACGTACAACTCAGCGCGCTACGGAACACAAGTAATGTTAAACTGGGATTACGCAACAAATGTGCAACCACAGATAGTGGCACCAAATATCGCCACATTTCCGCTGGATAATATCGACCTAATGCGGGAAGAAATACTCGCATTCGCTCAAACGAGCCTACCTTACGAAATCAACAGCGCAGACCTGGAACCGTATAGATGGATATACGAAGCGCCAAATGGAATACCAAATCTACTAATGGCACAAGAAGGATTGGGCATCAAAACGTATTTGAACGACAGATACAATAACTGGTTAGAAACAGAGAGCATTGAATACATCAACAATGCATCGGCCGTAACAATCAGTTCAGGAAAATTCACAATGGATCAACTCAACTTCTCACAAAAAATGTACGACTACCTAAACCGGGTAGCCGTCAGTGGCGGAAGTTACTACGACTGGTTAGAAGCAGCCTACGACAGCAATATTATGCGAAAAAGCGAAATGCCAGTGTTTAAAGGCGGATACATCAAAAATGTGGTATTCCAAGAAGTGATCAGTAATGCACTAAGCCAAGACCAGCCACTAGCAACACTAGGCGGCATAGGACGCGGAGCAAGAGACCACAAAGGAGGACACTTAGTGATCAAACCAACAGAACCATGTTACATCATGGCAATCCTAAGCTTCACACCGCGCATTGACTACTCGCAAGGTAATAAATGGGACATGCTACTGGAAAACATGGAAAATATCTTTAAACCTCCGTTTAATCAAATAGGGTTTCAAGATGATACGAACGAAGGACGCGCATGGTGGACAACAAACCACAACGGGGCAGACTGGGTAATGACAGCAGCGGGATTCCTGCCGGCACACATCGAGTATCAGACAGACGTAGCGGAAGTATACGGGAACTTTGCAGCGGGAATGAGTCAAAGTTTCATGAGTCTACAAAGAAGCTATGAATGGGAAGAAACGCTAGGCGTAACAAGCATCCAAGACCTGACGACATACATCGATCCGGTCAAATACAATCAGGTATTTGCGCAAACAGCAATTGACGCACAAAACTTGTGGGTAAATATCGGCTTTGATATCAAATGCCGGAGAAAAATGTCGGCTAAAATTATGCCGAAAGTGTAAAAAACACCTGGGGAACACTTAGAAAATTAGCCTGGGAAATACTTAAAAAACCAGGGGAATTACCTAAAAAAACTAAGTAATTCCCCTGGAAAAAGCAAATCAACATGTATCAACAAAATCCAAAACAAAAAACAAGCCTACGGGTATCGAATATCCGGGAAGGAGAAACTATCGAACACAAACTCGAAAGGATGATGAAAAACGGAGCAGACCTAGGAGAAACTTCGGGATCAATCTTCACCGAACGGAACGACGGAGTAATACCGGAGTTAGACATCCGGAGCGACCGACACGAAATCGCAGTAATAGCAGCGGATGAAATGTCAAAACTACACCTAACAAAACGAGAAGAACGGCACAAACCAAAAGAAAAAGACGGCGGAGGCGAACAATCTACCGACCTAAATAAGGGAGAGTAGACGGTACTTTGGCAAGAATGCAATTAATAAATTATTAACGATGTAGAAAGCGGTACACGCCTACGCACTTATAATAAATAAGGTTTACCGCTTGTGAACAAAAAATCCCTAAAAATGAATCAGGACGGATTAGCAATGCAAGCAGCGAGTCAAGGCGTAGATACGCTAATGGGACTAGCAATGGAAGGACACAATGACCGCAGACAATTGCGGCAACAAGGAAGACTCCTAGAACAACAAGCAGGAGTAGACAGAAAACAAGCAGCATTCAATCAAGCATTAGGAATGCAAACCTGGAAGGAAACGGGTCCGGTAGCAATGACCGAACAACTAAAAAAAGCCGGACTAAGCCCGGCATTACAATATGGAGGAGCAGGTGGTGGTGGCCAAACAATGGGAAATCCAGGAGGAAGCGTAAACGCAGAAAGCGCACCTCGAGGAGGGAACGAAGTGATGGGACTAACGATGATGAACGCACAAAGAGAACTGATCGAAGCGCAAACAAGAAACGTAGAAGCAGATACCGCAAAAAAGGCAGGGGTAGACACAGAACTAGCAAGACAACAAGGAAGATTACAACATATTATAGCGGATTTACATGCAATGACAAATGAAGATGCAGCAGAACAAATGCAGGCAAGAACACACATACTGTGGCAAGAAGCAAAAGCAGCAAAAGGAAAAGTAACAGCAGAATTACAACAAAAGCAAGCCGAAGCAATCGGAGCAGAACTAGCAAACGAACTGCGAAAAGTACAGACAGACATGACAGAGGTACAAATGAAAGCAATCGCTGAAGAGATTGCACAAAAATGGAAAGGACTAGACATACAACAAGGGCATCTAGACCTGCAAAGATTCGTCCAGGACGTAAGCAACACCACAAAATTAACGGTAGAAACAATCACAAAAGCCGCACAAATGGTGGGCGGCGGAGTAATTAAAGGAATACCAGGGAGAAGCATTCACACCAAAGAAATTAAGTGGTAATGTGTCTGTACCCAAGATTAGTACAGAACCCAAAATACAAGCCGAACAAGAAAAACGGCGGGGACGTGCCACACATGAAAGACAAACGTGTGGGGCTCGTCCCTTTAAAATGTGGACTATGTATGGAATGCGCAGCAGCAAGAAGCGCAGAATGGAAAACAAGACTACTAGAAGAGGTAAA